CGCCGCCGACTCCGCCGCTTCGATATCACACGTATTGCCGCCAATCTCGGCTTCATGGCAGCGACGGACTTGCTGCAATACAGCTATGACCTGATTCACGACCGAATCGATTGCATCGCCATGCTTACCGATACTCTTGGTCTGCAAGTCAATCAGGCGGTCGATGCGGCGCAGAGCAAGCTTGTGGCGCACGGGTTCGAGGTCAACACCTACCGGAATAGCCTCGCGTAGCTTTACATGGAACATCTCGCGCTCGCCCTGTGGCAAGCCTTCGAAAATGAAATCATTGAGTCGGGCTAGCCACTCTGGCCAGCCGGCATGTGCAGCTACAATGGCATGCATCTTATCGGTACTCGCACGAGGCTCAATGTCATGAGCCATACAGCCGATGCTGCAACCTTTGAAGTTGACTGCATTCGATTCACCATACGTGCCTGAAACAAGCATGTCGGCTTCGAAGTGATGCTTGGCCTGATCGACATGCCATTGCTTAACGGCAGGATCATTGTGATACGAAAGCACCTTATCGTTCATGTTTATTCCTTTGAGTTGGCAGGCTATGCCTACCGAAAGATGAAGAAGATGACGCCAAGAATGACGTCTATCACGGCCGCGCAGCGGAGAAGGTCACTCCACATCTGGCGGTCGATGGTGTTCATTGCAGAAAGCCAGAGAAAGCCGCAAACGCAATGCATAGAGAAGCAAAGATCATTACAGTGGCAACAAGCTTCGTGTCGCCCTTAGAACCAATCGACCCGATAGCGTCAACGAACCGAATCGTCCGCGTATCCGCCATAGCCTCACGAACCATCCGCTTAGCCACGACAGGCATCTGCCTGATGCGCGTCTCAAGCTCCCAGCACTCTTGGCACTGAGTCGTTCCAGGAAGGCCGCACCATTTGCATTCGGTGGTCATATATGTCCCCATTGACTGGCCATGGCATCCGCTATGCCTTGATACGTTCGGCTGCGCTCCTTCCATCGATTAGGTCCAGGCGGCATTTTATGAATACGAGCCTCACGCCCATCTACGATATTGGTTGGAGAAAGCTTTGGAATTCCCTTCAGCCACAGACATGTTGCCTTCGTTTCGCCATGACCAAACTGCCATGGATGGATGATCTGATCTGGCTTTCGTATGCGAGTCGAAATGACGGAAACGGGGTTCTCTATCGCGATACGATCAATAGGGGCATCCATGAGTTCCTGGACGAACTTTAGGGCTTCTTCCTGCTCGGTCTTCTTATCCTTGAACCATCGAGAACCTGATACAGAAAGGTGCGTACATGGAGGATGGGCAATCATCAAATCCCAGGGCCAACCAAAGAGATTTCTTACGTCACCTTGGTAGTGGTTACCTAGCGTCTCAGAAGGAAGCAAGTCACATGACCATGCATCGTGTCCAAGGTCTGTAAATGCATCTCTCACGCGACCTGAATATTCGCAAGCGACCAAGACTCGCATCACTTCACCCCAAAGTCTTCATCAAGAATAGCCTCGTCCAACTCCCACTTGGAACGCATCTTCTGGACAAGTCGAAGGTAGCGCTCGCTGGACTTTAGCCAAGCTTCGAACGTTGTTGTGAGGGCCTCGACATCCTCGCAAAGATCATCCCGTACCGACTGCTCCGAATGCCACGGACGCGACGAAAGGATCATGAATACTCGGCCCACATCAACGCCAGTGTCCTCAAGGAACTCGGTCCACGTCGCAGCATCCTGCTTAAGAAGGTCAAGGTAGAACTGCTCGCTATGGCCGTATTCGCGAATGGCTTGCTTGCCGGTATGGGTGTTCATGCGTCATCTCCGTACGCCTCATCATCCCACCCAAGCTGCCAATGACTAGCTGCGTTTGGATCGTTAGGCCAGTAAGGGTTAGCGCTAGACTCCTCGCCGGACCTGCATGCGGCTCGGCCATCTTCGTAAGCTTCATTCAGGTCGTTCACTTTGCCTTCCCCGTCTTGGTTGGTGAGGTGAATGTACGCCCATGAAATTCTCTTGTCAATACATCTTGCGAAAATAATTTGCATGATGTATTATCCATTCACGTCAACCGGAGGAAGTATGAAAACAGACCCAACCCGAGCCTATCTAAAGCGCAAGATTGACGCTTTGGGAGGCGTTCTAGAGGCATCCAGAGAGTATGGAATTCCCTATTCGACCCTGGCATCGATCCTGGGCGGCTTCCGCCCGATGGGCGAGCTAACCATTAGCCGCATCAAGGAAGCTGATCCTTCGATCAATGTGGACCGTCTCAGGGCCATGAAGAGCTATCAGAGGGCCAAGTCATGAATATTTGCAAAGAATGCGTCTTCTATCGCGAGGATGACGAATTTAGCAACATGGAAGATCGTGAATATTTCGCAAAGTGCAGCCATCCCAAGACAACTAAGGTGGACAAGGTCAATGGGAAGGAAACCATGGGATATTGCCGTCTTAGTCGTAAATACTACGGTTGGTTTATGACCGACTGTGGCCCTAAGGGTCGCTGGTTTGAGACAAAGGAGATGAATTCATGAGCCATACGCCTGGACCGTGGGGATGGAAAGTTTCGCTCAACGGTAAACGTGTCAATTTGGTAGGCGGTAAGCCGACTTTTGATAAGATTGTTATGGATTTCGTCCGATGGGGTATGCAAAGCGCATCTCCAAGGTTCAATAGCGCTATTACAGGTAATGAATTCAACATCATGTATGCGCCGCATGAGCATCCCGGATGGGTAATCCCTTTCCCTGGAAGGGATCATCACGCGCATTGGTATTCTGATATATCCCATCCAGATGCGCGCCTAATCGCTGCCGCACCTTCCATGCTAGAGGCTCTTCTAGAGGCCATAGAGTGTGGGATTGTGCCTAAGTCCTCTGCTAGAGAGGGCGGGGCATCTAAGTATGTTCGTCAGCTAGAAGTAGCCGACATGATCCGAGACGCCATCGCCAAAGCAACGGGAGAAAGTCATGAAGGTTAAGTTCTCGCTTATTGGAAGCAAGGTTTTTGATGTCAACCTTTCTGACTATCCAGGCATGACCGAAGTGGAGGCTATAGAAAGCATCAAGGATGCCTTTCTAGATGACCCCGATCTTTTCATAAGCTCGCGCGATATCCATCTTACGATGGAAGCAAAGGTGACTAAATGAGCACCATCGACCTACGCCAATGGGACAACCACCAGCATTCCTCGCGCATCAACGCAGATGGCTCTATAGAGCTACAGGACGGCGAGCTTTCTGAGCTTAGGGCAAAGCTATGGCTTGCTGAGAACATTGGGCAAGCGCCTAGTGTGGAAGGACTCAAGGCTATGGAGATTGTTAAATGAGCATCCGTTGCTGGTACGGAAGGCATAAGTTCACATATCTATATACCGGATTTCAACCTGCACATATCTCGGTTACGCAGAAATTCTTTGGCTCATCTGACAACCCTATTTCACCTAAATATCCCATTGTTTACCTAAAGAAAAGGTGCGTTAGATGCGGCTTCGAGCATGCTGACGATTTTAGGGTAGATGAGGCTAGTCTACGAAAAGCACTTGATGTGCTGGAACATATCGAGACGCGGAGGGTGAAGTGATGGAAGTCATTTCTAAGCCAGGATATGACGCACTTTGGGCTGATTTCGGTTTGTCCTATGCATCATTCCTAGTTATGCCGCGCGTTCTAATGCATGAAATGCCTGATGAGTGGCAGGGAAAGATGGCCGAACTTCTGGCTGAGTGGCATGACTCATGGAATTGGCCTGATGAAATAGGTAGTTCTGTGGTCTGTCACCGGATAGACGGGAAGTTCTCTCCATGGCCCAGATGGGTTCTTAACTATCGTAGGCCAGCCGTGGATTACATAAGCACTATGAAGAGAAATCCATGAGCACCGCTGCCGAAAAACGCCACATGTCCCGCGTAGCATCCCTTCCATGCGCCTGCTGTGGCGTGACCGGGGTTCAGGTTCACCACATCCGGGAGACGATGGGCATGGGCCAGAGGGCGTCTAACTGGCTAACGATTCCGTTGTGCCCTGACTGCCATACTGGACGGTCGGGGGTACATGGCGATAAGTCCATGCTACGCATCATAAAAGCCGACGAACTAACGTTGTTAGCTGACACGTTGAGCAAACTTTACTCTTGAGGAAAGGCTATGTACTTCACTGGCGATACCTTTGACGATCTTCTTGGCCAAGCTAAGCGCATGTTCGACCTTCAAAAGAAGAAGGCTGACGAAACTGTGCCGAAGGTCATGAAGTTCGATCCGATCCCATCTTTAGCGGGCTTCTATTCAAGCTCTCTCAAGGTCAAAGGTGGCTACTATTCCAGCGATAGAGACCCTGTGACTGTCGCAGAATTCGATAGCTGCTTGGAAAAGTATCTAACATCGTTAGATGAGAAGGAAAAGGAAGTAACGGCCAAGCATGAGGCTAACAAGCCCATGATGGAGAACAACAAGATCATCCGCGAGAAGGTTTCGCTCATCATGCGTGAACTTGGAATACCCGGGACTTATCAAGAACGCGACTACAAGAGTAAGTCTCGTACTCCAAAGTATGAAACTAGGATCGCTGGCTATGAGGGAGATTTGCAGCGAAACGTACGCATTGATGATGGCTATGACTTGGCTATCAAGTCTATCCAGAAATCCCGCTTAGATGCTAAATCTTATGTAGAAGGCAAGCGAAAGGAATTGGCCTCGAAGGAGGCGGCCGAAGCTAAGATCAAGGAAGAAAAGCGAAAGGAGGTTGTTCTAGTCCATCTTCGTGTCAAGTATGGCGCAGACCCCGAGGATAGCGCCAAAGATGTACTGTATGACCATGTCTTACCGAAAAACAAATACCTGCGACTGTATCACTATCTACTAGCCAATCGTGGTGATTGGTCGGAGGGTTACGATTATGCCGAACAGGGCATCGATGGTTTCTCCATTGAAACCGAAGAAGATCGGCGAATCTATGATGCCATTCGAGATGTTATCGACAATAGTGACGGGTTCGTAGATGGTCGCGTCTTCCGAGACATGGAGCTTGGCTATGGTCATATCTTTGGCCTTGTCAAAGACGAAACCCTGATGGCTGATTACAACACTCTTACTTCGTACATAGTCTAAGGAGGGAAACTCATGACCACATGGCTAGACATGAAAGACGCGCCTAGGGATGGTACTGAGGTTCTTCTATGCACGGTAGGAGGGCAGCGCATTGTATGTCGTTATGACGAAGGGCCTTACCCTTGGTCATCGACAGGAGTTGGATGGAGCGAAAGCACGATGATTGGCTTTGTGATTATGCCAGATGCCATCACGAAGGAGGATGTATGAGCTATTCCATCGAAGACATCATTAGACGTCATCCAGAAGTCCTAGATCAGGACGGCATGATCCATATCCTTATGGATGCTTTTGCCTGTGGTTACTTTCAGGGAGCGATAGACTATTTGCAGTATGAAACCATGGAGAAGGGAGAACCAGAGTCTTCCGCAAGGCATTGGGCCAAAGACTGGCCGCATGCCGATGAGCTATAGATATAGGAAAAATTCCTATAAGAATAATTCCTAGGTGTGAACTAAGAGGATAGGATCGTGCTAAGTGACATGGTGTACGTTGAGAATCTGATGAGAAGTTACCGCAGAATGGCGGAAGACTTCTCTGATCGCATCCCTCATATGTATGACCCTAGGAGGCTTGTGAAGCGCTGGAAGCGGAGGATGTTTGTCATCCGTAAGTTCTCATGCGGAAGGCCAGAGTGTGGCATATGCGGTAAGCGTCAACAGACTCAGCGATGGGCTATTGACTCAAGATTCACCCAATGGCAATCTGGTCGTGCAATTCTTGCACCGACACCCCTTACCTGGAAGTCATGAGCCGGGGACAGCGTGACCAAGCACGTTGGGGAGTCAACCCATCTTGGAGCACTTGGAAGTGGTATGGCACACCAATGGTTTCGTCTCTATAGCGAATTTGCCGCTGACCCAAAGGTTCAGAGTATGTCTGAAGCTATGCAGCGCCGACTCGTTATGGTTCTTTGTATACGTTCCAGTAACGTTCTTGAAACGTTACATGAAGAAGAAATCGCTTTCTTTCTTAGGTTAAGCGCCGAGGAACTAGCCGCCACCAAGTCACTCTTTGTTCGTAAGGGTTTCATTGATGAAACATGGTCTATCTTAAATTGGGACAAGCGCCAGTATGCCTCTGATTCAAGCACAGACCGGGTTAGAAGGTTCCGGGAGGCAAAGAAATTACATGATGAAACGAAAGGAAACGTTTCAGAAACACCCCCAGATACAGATACAGATACAGATACAGATGCTCTATCTAACCCTAACGGGTTAGAAGTCGGAAAAGATTCCGACGCGCCTAAGCGTAAGATTCAAAACTGCCCAGTGCAGAAAATCATCGATCTGTACCATGAGATTCTTCTTCCCGAGCTTCCAGCGGTCGAGAAGGTCACTAAGACCCGAGAGGGCTATATCCGGCAACGTTGGTTGCAAGACCTCCAAGAGCTTGACCACTGGCGGAACTACTTCCAAGACGTGAGGCGGTCCAATTTCCTGATGGGCCGAGTCGATGGAAGGGATGGAAAGCCACCGTTTCGAGCTGATCTGGAATGGCTCACAAGGCCCGGTAATTTCACCAAAGTAGCCGAGGGTAAATACCACCGATGAACGATGACTATTTCCCGCAGGATCGTGGATACGCGCCAAAGAAGAAATATTCTTCGCGAGTAGAGCGACAAGAGGAAGCGGCCGAATCCCCGAAGTGGTGTGGCGATCCCGACTGCCGATCGATCTACCATCCAGCGCGTGGCCGTGAAGGTCCGACTTTCAGCCGAGGCTATGCCGACATCGCGATATACCTTGGCGAAAAGACGATCTACCGTTGCCAATCGTGCTATATCGGAACTATTTACCGTGCCGGTAGATCACAAATTCAATGCGCTGAGCGGTCAGAAAATATGAAGGTGAAGGCATGAGCCGTGAACCGGTGTGGAAGCGCGTTATAGCGGCTCTAGGGTTAGGGGAGCTCACCATGAGTCAACTGGCAAAGATGCTTAGCGTTACCCAGCAATCCATCTCAGTAGCTATAGCGTGGTGCATGAAGCATGGCTATGTGGTTAGAAAGGGTTATAAGCACTACAAGCATGGTCAACCGGCGAGGCTGTATAGGCTGGCTTCGCCATGAGTGCCACAAACGCCATGAAGGTCTTGCTGATCGTCCAGAACGCCATGAATCGAGACGAGCATGTGCTTATCTCTGAAATCGTACCGAAGATCCGTGATCGCATGGGGTACAAGCGAGCCAACGCCTATCGCCTAGCCCGTAAGGCTTTCGACGTATTGTGCATCGACTACGATGGTGATGAAGTTAGGGCGAAGAAAGACAAGCTTCGCAACATTCGACCGGAGGTTTAAGTGAACAACGAAAAGTACATCAAGGCGCTGAGAGTCGGATTGCTGATCTGAACGCAGTCATCGATGGCATGAGGGACAAATCAGGTTGTCAGCATATGCAATGGAGCGAGGCTGATATTGCGGCCATGAAGATGGCTTCGGCTGGAAAGGGAAAGCTTGTTTTCAATCAGCTATCGATACCAGAAGCTGGATGCGGTGAGCAGAAGACTGTGAAACGTAATGATAAGGTTACTTATGGTCCGATTACCGAATCAGAAGTAGATGAATGTTTTAACTATTTATCCCGGCTGACTAAGATCTACAAGTTAGATGCAGTGACAGTGCTTCGACGCTTTGCAGAGAAACGTGGACTAGTATGAGACGAAGCGCCCGTACGGACGAAAACCACTCTGAGATAGTCTCAGCTCTTCGCCAGTGCGGAGCGTTCGTGACTAGCTTGGCTGCGGTAGGTAAAGGTTGCCCTGACCTACTTGTGGGCTTCCGTGGCCGCTGGATGCTTATCGAGGTTAAGGACGGGAAGAAGTCGCCATCGGAACGGAAACTCACCGAGTGGCAGGAGTACTTCCATGCTCAAGCCTTCACCGTAGGCTGCGGCGTACACATCGTTAAAAACATTGATGAAGCGGTTGCGCTTCTTGGCATTGATTCATGAAACAAACATTCAGAAAGCTAAAGATTCTCGTTGGCATGCTCAAGGAAACATTCCGTCATTGGCGAAATGAAGTTTGGAAACGAGATTTGGATGAGCTTCATTGCTGCACTGGCCAGATGATGGACCAATGCGCCTGCGGTGGTATCACTGTAGGCGAAGCGTATGGAGAAAGGTCATGATCTACACATCAGACTCATCAGGATACGTAACCACGCCGCCTCACGTGCGCCAAGTAGCCGACCGCATGGGATCGATATCGCAGCGGGCTATGCTGTGTCATAGGGGGCATCACGAACCTAAAGCAGTTCTTCGGCATACGCGTCTGAATTTAGTTCACCAAGTTCATCCAACTAACTATTCGCGCATCGATGATTTGATCCCGATACGAAATCGATGGTTGTTCATCGGCAACAAGTGCAAGCACTGCGGGAGGTGGGTGTGATGTGTCAATGCAACTTTGAAAGGCTGTTCTTCATCTATGTCATCTTCGTAGCCAGCGCACCTTCCTTGATCCTGATCCATCACTGGTGGAGATGCAGAAAGTGAAGACTAACCGCAAAGATATCCTAACCATCGCCGCCATGTGGTTCGTAGCGTCACTTCTGGCTACTGGCGGGATGATGGCTATCGATTGGTGGCTGATGTGATTCGCAGGAATGCCGTAGCTTCCATGATAGCCATGGGCTTAGAAGTCATAGAAGAGGCTGCGCTCAGTAGACAATCCTGCGGAAAGCACGGCTACGCCACAGAGAAAGCCGCCAAGCGAAAGATGAAGGAGATTCGAAAGCGTAGGTCTTCTACGACTCGGAGAAAGTTTGGCAAGTTTGAGACGCGCGTTTACAAGTGTCAGGTTTGTTCGAAATTTCACCTAACATCGCACGAATTTGAGGAATAGTTATGGAATGGCAATCCATTGAGACGGCTCCGAAGGATGGTACAAAGATATTGGCTTGGAATGGAGCCACTTTGACTACTGTCTATTGGTATACATTTAGCGGCGAATGGCTTAGCGAAGAACAAAGGAGAATGGGTGGCTATTGGGAGTTGGAATGTCCGGGAGGTCACGCGGAGGACATCGATTGGGAGCCTACGCATTGGATGGATTTGCCAGCACCACCTATCTCCAAATGACCTATTGATTCGCGCCTGAAAACGTGGATACTTGATACAAAGTTCAACCATTGCTAGGCCCGCTGAATGCCCTTCAACGGTCCTGCTGTGAAGCACTACCGGGCTACGCGTAAACAACCTAGAGTTTCCCCCTTGCACCATACGCTTCCGTCCGCCTAGCAATGATCTATACGTCGAATGGGAAACCAGCGACAAATCCTAGGAGAAATCCTAGAGGCAGGAAGAAGGGAAAGCTCATACGGGAAATAGTATGAAGCTGCCTAGACCTAACCAGTGGGTCTGTCCCGGATAGATTGGACGTGCCGCCCTTCACGGCTTAAGGGTTTTAGTCAAGAATTCGTAGGCAGATACGAAAACGGTTGCGATAAGATAAGTGATGGGAACGGGCTAGGTCCTTAGGACTGCTATGAAAACATACCGCCATCGCCGAGCAAGAGTTCAGCACTTGCCTTGACTGAGGTTTCATGGGGATGATGTGGAAGTCCCCGATTCATGGCCTTGAAGGCCATGACGACTGGAAAGGTTGCGAAAGTTGGTCGTTAAACTACAGGCAACCCGCGCCGTCCTCTCGCGTAATAGAGGGCTTTAGGTAGCTGGTTGAAGTCGAAAGACACGCAGGAAACGTCCAAGCATCCCGCCGAAACGCAAGACGAATGGGATATAGGCAGAATGCAGCAAGAGATGTTCGGTGAAATTGCTGCCTTGCGATCCGTGAAGCCGGTCAGCCAGTTACCTAAACAGTTATTCAGGGTATAGCTCAATCTGGTAGAGTTCCGGCCCTGGAAGCCGGTTGTTGTAGGTTCAAATCCTACTGCCCTGACCAGTTTTGGAAGTGATTTCGCAGGCTGATGCGATGGGGATCTCGAGAGGCAGGGCCACCACCGATGTAGGTGTAAGGGTCCAATGCCAGAGATCAGTACTGGCCACTTCCGCCATTTATGGATAGCCGTGGTACGCAAGCCACCAGTCCGGGGCGGAGCCGGTGCTATCCTTTCAGTTATGAGTTTGAATGGCTTTATTACGTAGCGCCATGCGGAAACGCTGGCCAGCATATCTTTAAGGTCATCGCGATGGCTTTGGAGAACATGGAATTGGATGGATGAGGTTCGACTCCTCACTTTCATGATCTGTATGGCGCTACGTGATGAAGCTATGAGGTTGAATGCCGGGTGCTGACCGGCTATGTCACATGATCGCCATCGAGCTAGTTGCCTTGTCGCCGGGTGATGATGAGAAATGGGCAGATGTGATTAGCAAAACACAATGCCGGGATCAGCTCCGGCCAACCTCAAACCTATGAGTTATTGAACTTTGGAGTTCAGTATGAAAACTAGGATTCGTCTCGCTCTGGATGGTAAAGGGTGGATATGCCAAATGAGGCCTCATTCGTGGACCGGCTATGGCATGACGCCATATAACGCATACAAGGAATGGAAATGGCTAATTTGGCTATCACGACAATGGTTGCCTGACAACATTCCAAGATCGATTAAGCTTTGACTCGCCTTGATTTGTCCGGGTAATATCAAGGCATGGCAGCTAGAACTCTACGACCACGACATAGCGATGAGGTCAGGGCTAAAATCCAGGCCAGTCAGCTTATAAACCGCCTTTCCGATCATGTAGATGGGAAAATTGAGCTTTCTCAGACGCAAGTTCGTGCGGCAGAGATACTTTTGAAGAAGTCAATACCCGATCTTTCGGCTGTTGAGATGACCGGCAAGGATGGAAAGGACCTATTCGCCTCCGAGACCGATGAGTCGCTAAGCCTACGAATCGCTAAGCTGATGGCTAGCAAAGGTGCCGAGAAATGACTTGGGTAAGTTCTTTCAGTGAAGGGTCTTTGGCCGTCGAGGTGACTTATCAGACCTCTACACTCTTCTCAGGTTCTATCGGTCTTAATGGCTCCGTAGATTTCGAAGACGCCAATTCTGACTTCACGTGCACCCTCTCTGTGGGTTCGGATGGGATCATATCCCTTGTGAGCACAGCTGACCCGGGAAACTGGACTGGCGGACAATACATTGTTTCCCTAGCCCTTCCTTCTTCGCCACCTTTCGACGGTATCCAGCTTATCCAGTGTGCATCCGATCCAGCTGTCTTTGGTGGGACTCAGCTTGCCAGCCTGAGCGATGGGACTGCCACGGATTTTGAGGGAACGACGTTCGTTTATGGCTCGCTGCCAGTGGGAACCTTTGGCATGGGCGCGACCCCGGGTGGTGCGTAATGACGGTCACTTATCTCACTTTCGAGCCGCAGATTCAGGTTGTTCAGCCTGTCGACTGCGATGAGATTGGTAACGCTACCAAGATCGTAGCTTCGGCCTGGGATCGTACTCGTGTCTTCCTGGGGCGACTTGTGCGTGGCGAGAAGCGATGCCTTCTAGTGGACTTCAATGGCGCCTTAGACAAGGCTAGAACCATCGTTGGCGTCAAATGGCAGTGTGGACAGCCCTATATCGCCCTCATGTCCAATCCGAGGATTCAATCAGATCTTCGGTCCACGGCTGTTGATGTCCAGGCCAATTACCCGAACGACACCATGTTCAAGTGCACTGCTTATCTGGACAATGGCGAGCGCTATGTTCAGACCATCCGCATGGCGGTTGACGATACCTATTGGTTCGATGGCGATACGGTTCAGCAGAATGGCCCAACTGTCCTGACCGTAGGGACGATCACATGAATTGCAGCCAGTGCGGTATAGAACATGATCGTTCAGGCCATTACTGCCTAAGTTGCCATGCTGCCTATATGCGGAATTGGCGTAAAACTCATAGGCTTCAGGGTGAGGCGCGCGAGAAATCCAATGCCAGAGCTTATGCGAATGTCTATCAACGGCGAGGCAGGCTCATTCAGATGCCATGCGAGGAATGCGGTAGCCATGATTCTCAAAAGCATCATGATGACTACACGAATCCTCTAGATGTTCGCTGGCTGTGTCGTAAATGCCATCTAGAACACCATGCATCTAAGGCTGCATAGACTTGACCTTCGATCATCTCACTCGGGATGAAAAGATCGAGCTTATAACTCTGCTCGAAGAACAGCAGCGTCGGCACAGCGTCAATAAACTAGCCACTTATATACCCTACCCAAAGCAGTCGGAATTCCACGGAAATAGCATTAACTTCCGTGAACGTCTGCTAATGGCAGCCAATCAGGTCGGTAAGACGTGGTGTGCCGGCTTTGAGATAGCCATGCACGCTACCGGCATCTATCCCGAGTGGTGGACTGGGCGCCGATGGGACAGGCCGACAGTAGGATGGTCCGCCTCTGTCACTATGGAAGTCAGTCGTGACGCAGCTCAGCGTATCCTTTTGGGGCGTGATACCTCGCGTGGAACAGGAGCGATACCCGGTGACCTTATCGAGTCGATTGCGTCCTATCCGAACGTTCCTGGGGCGGCGGCTCTATGTCGTGTTCGCCACGTATCGGGTGGCCTATCTACGATTGTTTTCAAGTCCTACGATCAGGGACGAAAGAAGTTCCAGGGAGATACCATCGATTGGTTCTGGCCCGATGAGGAGCCGCCGGAGGATATCTATTCCGAGGGCCTGACGCGTACGAATGCTACTGGCGGCATGGTCCTGATGACCTTCACGCCCCTGCTAGGCATGTCGAATGTCGTTCACAGGTTCCTGAACGAGCAGTCCGATGACCGTGTAGTCACCCGCATGGGTCTCAAAGATGCTATGCACTACACCGAGGTTGAGCGCGAACGGATCATCAATAGCTATCCTGAGCATGAGCGAAAGGCCCGCGTAGAAGGCCTTCCAATGCTTGGTCAAGGCATGGTCTTCCCCATTGCCCGCGAGGCTATCTCAATTGCAGCCTTCCCTATCCCTGAGCACTGGCCACGCATTGCCGCGCTGGACTTTGGCTGGGACCATCCTACGACCTGTTCATGGTTGGCTTGGGACCGCGATAACGACTGTGTTTATGTCTACGACTGCTACACCAAGTCCAAGGAGACGCCGGTCATTCATGCAGCGGCCGTGAAGTCCCGCTTGGGTGGCGACTGGATTCCCGTCATGTGGCCACACGATGGCTTGCAGCACGACAAGGGTTCGGGTGAGCAGTTGGCTACTCAGTACCGAAAGCTTGGCGTCAAGATGCACCATGAGAAGGTGACATTCTCAGACGGTACCAATGGCTTAGAGGCCGGCGTTATGGAGATGCTGACCCGCATGCAGACCGGTCGTCTAAAGGTTTTCAGCCACCTTGAGCCATGGTTCGAGGAATTCGCCATGTATCACCGGAAAGACGGACTTATCGTCAAGGAACGGGACGACATTCTGTCCTCAACCCGATACGCCATCATGGGTTTACGCTTCGCCCAAGTCGCTCCGAGCCCTGTAGAAGAATTACAGTCCTTCCCGGTAGACTATTAAGCAATACTTAAAGGTTCATCACCATGGCCGCAAAGAAAGATCAAGATCGCATCTCTGAGATGCAGGATCGCTACGAGAAGGCCCAAGAGGGCTGTACCGAGCGATACGATGCGGCGGCGGACGATATCCGGTTTGTGACGATTCCGGGGTCTCAGTGGGATTCCAGGCTACGTGCTCGGCGTGGTGATCGTCCTACCTACGAATTCCCTAAGCTTGCTTCTCATATTCGCCTTGTGGTGAACGAGATGCGTCAGGCTCGACCACAGGGAAAGGTTCGAGGCGTTGAGGAGTCTGACGTTGGGCTGGCTGAAATCATCCAGGGTCTAGGCCGGAACATCGAGGACATCTCGAATGCCGATCTTGCCTATCTGAACGCTTATCAGCAGGCCGTCAAGGGCGGCTTGGGATGGATCGCTCTAGATACTGACTATGCCAAGCCGGACGATTTTGACCTCGATATCCTGATTTGCCCAGTGCGCAACTTCGCGAGCGTCAAGATCGACCCTTCGGCGGTCAAGATAGACCGTTCGGACATGATGTTCGCCTTTGAGGAAGACACGCTTTCAGTCGATGAGTACAAGCGTCAGTTCCCGGATGCTGATATCACCGGCTTCTTCGAGGATCAGCAATCCGTCGATTGGCGAACGGACAATAAGGTTCGCATTGCCCGATACTGGTGGAAGTCGCCTCTCACTCGGACCCTATGGGCCTTGAGCAATGGCGATACGGTCTACAAGGATGACGTAAAGGATCAATACAACTGGATCGATGAGGGCGAAGTCAGTGCTGAGCCGGAGGAAATCCTTGCGGCTAATGGCATCTCGATCCTCAAGGAGCGAGAGGTCAAAGACCATAAGGTCATGTGTGCGCTGACCAATGGCTATGAGTTCCTGACCGATCCTTATGAGTTCCCATCGCGGCATATTCCACTTGTTCCAGTATGGGGCGACATCGAGAACATCGATGGCGACGACTATTGGCAGGGCATGGTCCGCCCCTCTAAGGATCAGCAGCGTCTAATCAACGTGTTTGGCACGGCTCAGGTTGAGGCCGTTGCCAAGGCTCCCAAAACCCCATTCATGCTCAAGATGAGCTGGATTAAGGGATTTGAGAGCATCTGGGGTAAAGCCAATGCAGAGGATCGACCTTATCTTCCTGTAACGGAAGAAGCTACCTCGATGCCTCAACGTGTCCAGGGACCTGAAATTCCTGCCGCCATGATCCAGTTGTCGCAGATCGCGAACAACGATATGAAGGACACGACAGGCATCTACAACGCCAGTCTGGGCAATCAGTCGAATGAGCTATCTGGCGTAGCGATCAATAGCCGAAAGCAACAGGGTTCAGTAGCTACTTTCCACTACATCGATAACTTGTCCCATGCGATCCGTCGCGTCTGGGAAATCATGATCGATATGATTCCGCGCGTTTACGACACCAAGCGCGTGGTTCGAATCCTTGGCGCCGATGGAGCTACGGAATGGAAGCAGCTCTATCAGGAAGTGCCTGACCCCATGACGGGTCAAACGGTCGTTTTGAACGATATCTCGAAGGGCAAGTACGATGTGACGGTAACCATTGGTCCTTCGTACGCGACCCAGCGCCAGGAGGCCGTCGATGCCTTCTCGCAGCTTGCTGGGCAGATTGGTGGAGCATTCCCTGCCATTGGACCGCTACTCGCCTATCAGGTTGTCAGTAACCTCGATCTACCAGGGTCTGAGGAGGTTTCTGAGGCATTGCGAACTGCTCTGGTCAAACAAGGGCTACTTCCTCCGAAAGAAGGAGATCAGCCGCCATCACCTCCGCCGCCCGATCCGCGAGTCATGGCTGAGGTTGAGGAAATCATGGCCCGGGCCGGAAAGCATCAAGCCGATGCCGCCGCAGCTACGGCCAAGGCTCAAGTCACCGTGCCCACATCTATGGCGGACAACCAGAAAACGCTTGCCGAGGCAGTTCAAAAGCAGATCGAGAACCTTATCGCCCAAGGGCATTTACAGGTTGTCCATAACGCCGTGAGGACGACTCAGGCGATGGCCGATCATATGGATGCCACCAATCAGGCGATGGGATCGGGAATTGTGGGTGGCGACCTGCTTCCTACCCGCGTTTCCCGCGGCGAGCTTTCCCAGCTAGACCCAAGTCAGTTCAACGGTTCCTTCTGAGCCGAGCGTAGCGGCGCATTCCGCAATCCCAAGGGGATTTAAGATGGAAAACCACGAAGTCATTCCTGCCAGTACTACCGCACCTGCGGTTACAGCCACCGCACCTGCGGTCGATGCGCCCGTAGTTGAGTCGGAAGTTATCGAAACGCCTGAACAGATCGCCGCCAAAGAGGCTGATGAAGCGGCTAAGCGCGAGAAAGAGGAAACGCGCAAGAAGAACCGTACGACCGCGTATATTGAACGCACCCAGCAGAAGGTCCGCGAGCAGGAGGAAGAACTCCGCCAGCTCCGTGAAACTGTAGGCAAACTCAACCAGCCCAAGCCTACTCCGGGACCAATTGAAGGCGAGCCTCGCCTAGCTGATTACAACTATGATATTGAGGCATTCCAGCGCGCTCACTCGAACTGGACTCTTGACAACTTCAAGAAGTCTGCGATAGATTCGGCGAAACAGGCCGAAACTGAGCGTAAAACCCGCGAACTGGCACAGAACTACGATAACAGGCTGAACGACTTCGTTGCCGATCATCCTGATTTCCCTGTAGCTATCGCCAATATGCGGATTGTACCGCCTCAAGATTTTCAGCTCGCGATCATGGCCCATGAGCAAGGCCCTGCCATCGCCTATCACCTCGCTCAGAATGAAGATGACCTGCTAGCGCTAGTACAGACGCCAGTCCAATATGCTGAGTTTGCTGTCGCTAAGCTCGCATCGCGCCTCAAGGCCGCGCCTCAAGAGCCGCCTACACCCAATCGTTCGATTTCTCAGGCCCCAACGCCTGTGCCTTCCGTTCAAGGCCGTGCTCCGACAAAAACCCCTGTCGAGAAGCTTACGGACGATGAATGGTACGCGCGTCAGAAGGCTGAGCGTCGAAAGAAATAAGCCTTGAGGACCTGTGAGTCCTCGGGACAACTCTTGAGGACTCATGCATGGCAAATAACATCCTTACCCACCAGATGATCGCCCGCGAAGCGGTGGCGATGCTGGTGGAAGATACGTTCATCAAGACCATCAATACTGGTCGTTCTGATGAATTCGGCGAAGTGGTCAATGGCTATAAGAAGGGCCAGTCGATTTCCATCGACGTTCCGGCTACTCCGGTCGCCTTTGATGGCGCTTCGTTCGCTGGTGGTGGTGCGGCTCCGGACTTCACTGAAAGCTCCGTCCTGCTCACCCTGGATACCCAGAAGCACGTCCCCCTGACCTTCACGGCCAAAGAAAAGCTGCTCAATATCACCGAGTTCAAGCAGCGCATCTTGCGTCCGTCGATGCAGGCGCTGATTTCCATCGTGCAGGCCGATCTTCTGACCCGCATGAAGAACCAGACGCCGAATGTGGTTGGCACGTGGGGCACGACTCCGAACACCCGTACGACCTACGGTCAGGCTCGCGCTTCCTTGCAGCACTTCTTGGCGCCCATGGATATGCGCAGCGTCCAGTTCACCTCGGATGCCAACCTTGCCTTGGTTGAAGCGAATGCGCCGCTGTTTAACCGTGGCCCGGAAGTCAGTGACGAGTTCGCCGAAGGTGCGGTGGGCGAATTCGCTAACTTCGAGTTCTTTGAAAACCAGTCGTTGCCCGTTCACCTTAATGGCGCTGGTACTGGCTACCTTGTGAACGGTGCCAGCCAAACGGGCAGCACTCTTGCTGTCAATACTGGCACGGGCAATATCACGCGCGGCTCGATCATCACCATTGCCGGTGTGAATGCTGTTCACCCGATCACTGGCCTGACGCAAGGCTTCCTGCGACAGTTCGTGGTTACGGCTGACTATGCGGGTGGCGCGGGCAATATCTCGATCTATCCGGCTATCGTACCGACCAGTGCGAGCGTTATCGGCACTGTGACGGCCTCGCCGGCTGCGGGCGCGGCTATCACCATCTTCGGTACGGTGAGTACGTCGGCTCGTCAGAACTTTGCCTATCAGAAGAATGCCTTCACTGCGGCCTTTGCTCCGCTCCCGGTGCTGGCAAGCTGCGAGGGCTATACCGCCACCATGCAGGGCATCAGCGTGCGTGTGATGACCTTCGGCGACGGTAAGTCGGACGTTGAGAACACCCGTGTTGACGTTCTCTACGGTGAAGCTCCGACTCGCGCCGACCACGCCGTTCGTATCACCCAGTAATTCGTCCGGGCAGGGATGGATGGGGGTTGAGGGAAACTTTAACCCCCTTTTTTGAGAGGTCCACATGAAGGCTGGCGAAGCGGTTAAACGAGCGATGGGCCTTTTGCGTGTTGTCGATGCACAAGGATCGCCTGACGAGCTGGACATGGAAACGGGCATCTCACGTCTGAACGACATGATGAATCTGTGGGAGTCGGAAGGTCTTTCACTGGGCTGGCAGAATGCTGTCTTGCCCGAGGATGTCCTGCCGACGCCTGACAATGCCAATATCGCGATTGTGTACAACTTGGCTGGCTATCTTGCTGATGACTATGGCGTGGACCTTCAACCTCGCGTCGGCCTATTGGCTCAAGATGCTAAGAACACGCTACAGGGAAATCAGGCTTGCACGACCGATCAGGTCGTTAGCTATGACGACTATCCGCGCGGCCAAGGCCAGCGAGTGGGCTACAGCTGGCGTGATGGGTACTACCGTTGAGATATATCGAGCTACCGCTAGCGGGTGGTTCTTACGCGGATGAATCGCGGCCTTGGACGTCTCAAGAGACCATCAATTACCTTGTGGTTCCTGCTGAGCGCCCCGGAACGCGATCCAAGGCACTTATGCGACAGGTGCCGGGACTGACAAAGTTCTGCGATACCGAATCTAACCCCGTTAGAGGCATGCATAATGCCGAAGGCGTCCTTCTGGCTGTCGTCGGCAACACGCTGTATCAGATCAATCCCAATGGGACGGCCACTAACCGTGGTCATATCCCTGGTGTTGGTCGTGTCTCGATGGAGCATAACCAGCGCTCTAGTGGGAATCAGGTAGCCATTGCGAATGGCATCTCGGGATATGTCTACGACACGTCCAATAGCACCTTAGTTCAGATCACGGATGACGGATTCCCGGGAGCCTTGAGCTTTGCCTATCTGGATAGCTCGATCCTAGGCATTGAGCCAGCCCGTCGCTTCGCCTTCTGGTCCGATTTGGCTGATGCGACTAGCTACAACACGCTTAACCAGACGGAGGCCGAGGCTTCTCCTGATAAGCTTGTAGGTCAGGTCGTTACACATGCCGAATGGTGGCTCATGGGCGAGCGAACCATCGAGCCTTTCATCGATACGGGCGAGAACACCGGAACATTCCAGAGGCAGCAAGGAACCATCATCGAGCGTGGTCTTGCAGCCCCCTTTGCAGTTGCAGTTCTCGACAACACAGTCTTCTGGCTAGGCAATGATGGCATTGTCTATCGGGCTACCGGCTATACGCCTACCCGCATTTCAACGCATGCCATCGAGCAATCGATTGCCCATAGCGACCTGTCCAAGGCCTTTGCCTTTATCTATGAGGATCGAGGACATTCGATCTTCTACCTGACCTTTCAGGATGGTAAGACGTTCGGCTTCGATGTCAGCTCGGGCGAGTGGCATCGCCGAAAGTCCAAGGGCCTCAACCGTTGGCGTATCAATGACCTTGTTAACTGGAATGGGGCTTGGTATGCCGGCGACTTCTCAAACGGGACCATCTATCAGCTTGACTGGGATGCGAGCACCGAAAATGGGGATGAGCTAGAACGCTCGAGGGTTCCCGGAGTTCTGGCGGATAGCGGCAATAAGCTGATCGTCAACCGATTGGATATCGTGATCGACACCGGCCATCCATCCTACATCGAGGTAGCTGGCTCGGGTGGATCAATCCGCTGGCAGTCGGCATTAGGCAAGCAATGGACCAATACAGGCAATAACGTCACGCTTCCCTTGTCGGGAACGGTAAGCGGATCGTTCCTTCCATCCGTGGTCATGTCACAAGCTCAACTAGCATCATTGCTAGGCCCTGGCGAGACCATTATCGGCGTTCGTGCTCAAGGCACATTGACGGTAAGTGCCTTTACGGCTGGGTCTCAGACATCCCTGCATTGGGGCGCTAATGTTCAGTCGCAGAGTACAGTCGTAGGAGCGAATCCTATTACCTTAGCTGAAACGGCTTGGGATGGCTCGGGTAACTTCTCACTTGGCGCTTCTCTTATTGCTGGAGGCACAAGCATCGCCTTTGCCATGTCTCAGCTGGATATCAAGATTCAGTCGCCTGTTTCGCCTGATGTCATCACCGAATCCTTTGGCGAGACCTATCTAGACCTGCGTTACTCTAAAGACGGAGGCTATAACTGGTCGGACTGGCGCAAGATCAAGATGGGTAAAACGGGATCGTTCCTCAAGAAACTGACCATTTCACGGCTTGGCATTGGTCGTGAATGGATGTTCGAAATTCGTGTCACAGATAACGTAAAAGCGGATATCATCGCTCTAAATGCCATGATCGAGCAGGTAAATTCATGAGTTTCCTTGTTATAGACGACTTCTGTGATGACCTTGAAAGGGTCAAGAAGTCAGCCTTCGCGGCTGGCTTTGACACATGGCGTCCTAATAAAGGTGAAGTGGGTAGCTCGGTTTACGATGGGATGGGATTCTGGGGTGACCATGCGATCATGCTTAAGTCCCTTACTCGCGCCATGGGTGGCATTGTTCTGCCTAACACCCTGTATTTCCGGGTGACCAACGAAGGCATGGAAAAGGCTTATATCCATAGTGACCGAGAGTCGGGCAACCATACCTGCATCTGCTACATGACTGAGCATGAGGAGGAAAGCGGCACAGCCTTCTTCATGCATAAGCGCACCGGGCTACGGTCGATGCCTTCGTTCCAAGAGATGTCCGATATGGGCATCTTGGATGAAATGAAGGAAGACATGGTTTCACGCGATCCTGATAAGTGGATCCAGCTTGACTATGTGAAGGGCCTGAAGAACCGAGCACTCATCTTCCATGCGCCATTGTTTCATTCACGATTCCCCTTAGGGGGGATTGGTTCGACTGCCGAAACTGGCCGGTTGGTTTGGGTCAGTCATTTTTATAAGCTTGGACCGTTTGGGGAGTTCATTTGATGAGGAAAGTAAAATAATTTGTCTTACCCCAGATGTGGGGAGATTGCCTTTTGTTGATTAATTCGATAATTTGGGGACACTAGTCTAGATAGTATGAGGCGCGCCCCATGGGATCGAAATATCCGGAAGAATTTATCACCACCAAGCATTACCATTTGTATCGCGTATGGATGAGCATGATCCGACGCTGCGAAGATCATCCTGACAGGGAAGATTCTCGCAGATACTTTGGCAAAGGAATCACTGTTTGCGAAAGTTGGAAGCATTGGCCCAATTTTGCAAAATGGATGCTGGATAATGGATGGAAGCGTGGCCTGACCATTGATAGAATCAATAATGAATTAGGCTATTATGATGAAAATTGTCGAATAGCGACGTTCAAAGATCAGCACCATAACCGCGACCTACAGCTTACTTATCAAAAGATTAAGGAAGGGCAAACACGGCGGTGGCAGAAGCCTTTCATGTGCGTGGAGACTGGCGAAGTGTTCAAGACTCAAATCGAAGCCTTTCGTAAGCACAACGTAGACCGCAAGAGTCTTCGTTATGCGCTGAATGGCCGTTATTCACATGCTGGCGGTCTGCGCTGGCGTTACGTGGAGGCATCGCCATGAAAATGCCGATGACAAGCTAGTCGCGGAGATATGGGGAGCAGCCATCGTTGCAGGCGGTGCCATCATTGGCGGCGTCATGCAGAACAATGCCGCTGGGAAAGCTGCTTCCGCCCAGCAAAGCGCCGCTAACGCCGCAATAGCTCAGCAAGAGTTGAACTACAACCGAACGCAGACGAACTTGCAGCCTTATATGGATGCAGGTACGAACGCACTCAGCCTGATGAATCAAGCTAACTCTGGCGACTACTCTGCGTTTAATAACTCGCCTGACTACCAGTTCGCTTTACAGCAGGGATTGGGCGGCCTAGATCGTTCTGCCGCTGCTAAGGGTTCGCTCTATTCTGGCGGCCACTCCGCCGACCTTCTGAACTATGCCTCCGGCTTGGCCTCGCAGAACTATGGCAACTGGTACAACCGTCTTGCTGGGCTTTCTAGTCAGGGTCAGGCAGCAGCTAGCAACCTTGGCTCCATTGGTAACGGCCAAGCGGCAGCTATCGGCGGCTATCTGACGAATGCCGGCAACGCCAATGCGAATGCCGCGATCAATCAGGGCAATCAGAACGCCAATACCATCGGCCAGATCGGAAATGTGATTGGTAACTACCTTGGTGGTCAGCAGGGCGCTCAGAATGCGTCCTCTTATGCGCCTCCTGCATCGGCCAATGTCTTAGGCGGCGGTATGTTTACTGGCGGCGGTTCTACGTCTACCTACTGGCCGGGGCAATAACCATGGCACAAGTCGTCAATGGGCAGCTTCTTCCCGATATCGCTGGTTCATTCAACCAGGGGTATGACCGTGGGCAGCAGAACCAGTTCAATATGCTGGCTGGTCAAGGCCTCAACGGAAACCCGAATGCCTTGGCTCAGGCTGCACAGATCAATCCGATGGCGGCTACGCAGCTCCAAGGGATGGCGACGAATAACGCCGCGAACCAGTATGGCTTGCAGCAGCAGCAGGCTGTCGATAACCGGACGAAGCTGGGTGGTGCTGCGCGCTACATGATCCAGGCCATTCAGTCGAAGAATCCGGCGCAGATCGAAGGCGCGTACCAGAATGTCAGACCATTGCTCGATGACATTGCTAGGCAGCACAATATGCCGCCTCCGCCTCCTAATTTTACCCAGGAACAATTGCCGGCGATCTATCAGTTAGCAGCCCAAGACCCTCAGGAAGTTAACGGACAATCGGCGGATTTCAAGGATTTTCAGGCCTTGACATCTGCGGCCGGTCTACAGCCAGGAACGAGTGACTACCAAAAGGCTGCGGCTGTGAAGCTTCGGCTTAGTAGCCCTGCGGCTACGGGCGGTTTTAGCTTCTCTAAGTTCACCGATGCTTCTGGCCGTGAGCGATTTGTCAGGCAAGACCCGACCACTGGCAATATTGATCTAATGGATGAGACAGGTAACTGGTCGCCTATTGGTTCATCCGGCCAGCGTGGACAGGTTCGTGGTCCTGTCGCCAGTAATCCTGCGCCTGAGCAACCTGTACTAACCTCGAATCAAATAATCTCCATAGCTACCGAAATGGCTAATATGGGTGGTCCAGGGGCAAATAAGGATGCTGCCGAACAATGGATGATTCGAAAAATGGCGGAGCAGAAGCAAGACCCAAGGCTTCCAAATGGTCAAAGTGCCGTTACGCAGCCAATCAATACGCCTCCTCAAGTAGTTCCCAATGCTCTCGTAGGCCCAACTGCGGGCGACCTTTCGCATGCTAAGGAAGCCGGGCAGCAGCAGGCCATTACTGAAGCATTGCCAGCCCAGGAGACCATTAAGGCGAATGCAGCCATTACTAAGGCTCAAGGCGAGGGACAAGCCAAGGCATCTGTAGAAAACGATCAGAAGGCCGCTCAGAGCCAGCAGGATGCGCAAAAGACACTAGCCCTACTTGATACAGCTGAGCCATTGCTCAATAAGGCTTCTGGCGGCTCCTTGGCTCATCTTGGGAATGAACTGGCTGGCGCAGCCGGCTATTCCACGCCGAGCGCTCAGGCTCAGGCTCAGCTCAAGGTAATCGCCGGTCAGTTGACCTCTAGCGTCCCACGCATGCAGGGACCGCAGTCCGATAAAGACGTTCAGCTTTATCGTGAGATGGCTGGCGACCTTGCTAACGAGTCGCTTCCTGTGCCGACACGTTTGGCTGCTTTGAATGGCATTCGAGACTTACAGAAGAAATATCTAGCGAATCCTGTGGGCATGGGTGTGGCTAGGCCGAGTGCCGGTCAGCGTGAGCCTGGGGCGTCTTCTATACCAGCAGGCGCGGTTCAGCTACTTCGCTCTAATCCGCAACTCAAGGCGCAGTTCGATGCGAAATATGGTCAAGGCGCTGCTGACCAAGCGCTAGGCGGTGGAAATGGCCAGTAACAATCCATTTGACCAGTTCGACTCTCAAGCGAAGCCAGCAGCTTCGGCGAACCCGTTTGACCAGTTCGATGGGCCAAAAGCCCCGTTGACATCTGACCAAATCAACGCCCAGCTCAATGCCATCAGCGGCATGCCGTCCGGACCTGATTTCAGCAATGTGCAGAGTGCCATAACGTCAACAGCTCCCATGACTAGGGAGGGTCCGCAGCGCTCGACGGCCGAGGACTTTGCGCGTTCTCAATTGATGATGACCCGCGATCTTGCTCAAGGTGCCGGATCGTTGCCGGGCCTTATCCATGATTATCTCATCGAGAAGCCTTACAACGCGGCAGCTCAGGCTTTAGGCTCGGATTCCCGCATAGCTCCCGCAAGCCAGCAGATTGACTATTTGCTACAGAAGGCAGGCATTCCTACCGATAACCCTGATCTACAGCCACAGAACCGCGCCGAGCAGGTCTACAGCGCTATCAATCGAGGCGTAGGTGGTGCTGCGACGGGTATCGGCATTGGACAGGCTATCGCTCGCTCGGCCAATCCTCTAGCGGCAGCTGTTGGGTCTACACTGGCATCCAATCAAGGTGCCCAGTTGCTAGCTGGCGGGTCGGCTGGCGCTTCGTCTGATATTGCTAGGCAGGCGGGTGCAGGACCTACAGGACAGCTTCTTGCAGGTCTGGCTGGTGGTTTTGCCCCTGGTATTGCATCAGCGGCCACGACAGGCGCAACTCAGGCCGCAGCCAATCTACTTCGTCCCGATGAAGCGCAGCGATTGCTTGTCCAGAAAGCCTTGGCGAATGGCATTCCCGTCAATGCCGCTCAGGCCAATGGCGGTCAATTTGCCAAATATCTCGACTCGGCGACCGGGATCGTTCCGTTTTCCGGGGGTAAGGCAGGTCAGCAGGCCACGCAAGAGGCATTCAATCGTCAGGTTGGACAGACGATGGGTATCGATGTTCCCAAGATCACGCAGCAAGAGTTCAACACTGGCGTACAAAGGCTCGGGAACAACTACAACGCTTTGTGGCAACGCAACAATCTGCCTGTCGATCAGGGCTTGCAGAACAGCTTCAGTCAAGTCCTAGACCGCGCAGCTTCGGCTGATCCTTCGATTCAGTCCATGATTAAGGGCTATTGGGACCGTGTCACTAAGGGCTTGCAGGTCGATCCGAATGGGAATGTCTACCTACCCGGATCGCGATTCAAAGAGATCGACTCGGATATGGGCGGCGATCTAACCCAGGGTGGCGCGACGGCTAACTATATCGGCCCTCTCCGTCAGGCTTTCAGGGATGCTATGGCTAACAACATGTCTCCCAATGACAAGGCGCTTCTTGACCTGACAAATAAGCAGTATGGAGCCATGAAGACCTTGGAGCCACTAGTGGCAAAGTCCACGACCGGTGATATCAGTCCTGCTAGCCTCATGGGTGCCGTCACCAAGAATGCTGCCGCAAAGACTTCCATGGCACGCGGTACTCGCGGCGATTTGGGTGATTTGGCTCAGGTGGGTCAGTTGCTCAAAGAGCCGCCTCAGTCTGGCACAGAGCCTCGCATGATGATTCGAAACCTTCTTGCGGGCATTGGCAGCGCGGGTGGCGCTCTGGCTGGCGGTCAGGTGCTTGGTCCGTTAAACACCTTGGGCGTTGGCGCTTTGACAGTTGCGGGCTCGCGAGGCATTCAGAACTTCCTGCAAAACCCTGAGCTAGTTCGTCTTATGGCTGGTGGTCAAGCTAACTATCAGAATGCCCTGAATCGCATTGGAGCAACTGCATTGCCGACAGCTCAAGGCATACAGGTGAGTCAATGAAAATCGATGCGACGGCGCATACGTACGACATCCACGGGGATGCCTAGCGTTCGCGCCACTGCTCGATCCTGTAGATAGTTCAGGAGCCTTGATTCGGCAGGGCGAGAAAGATTCAATAGCGTCAAAAGCAGGAAACCTAAGATAGCCTTGCAAAGGTAGAATGCTAGCCAGAAGCTAAACACCAGCCCTATCGTGAAAATAGTCGCAATCATCTGGATCACCCCATGGCCGCTTTCCGTATTCTAGACCAAAACCCAGCCTATTTAGGTCTACTCGGCCTGATCGCGGCAGGAGGTTCGCTGAACTTCTATAGCGCAGGCACGGCCACGCCTAAAGATGTATTCGGCGATGAGGCGCTCACCGTCAATAATGGTCCCGTGCTTGCCCTTGGTCCTGATGGAAGGACTCAGGTAGACGTGTGGGGAGACGGCGCGTATCGCGTACGCCTGTACGATGCTAATGCGACCCTTATCTGGGATAGGGACGATGTTGAGATCCCTGGTGGCACTGGAACATCCATACCTTCACTCCAGGCAAGCAAATTTCTTACCAATGACGGCGCGCTGCTTCTTTGGCAGGCCATCATGCAGGTGCCAGATCCCACCGGGCAGTCTGGAAAGATCCTTGGCACGGATGGTGTAAATCCCCTTTGGCAGTCAATCTCATCCCTGAATATCCCGAGCTTCTCGGCAGTACCGGGTGGATTTCAAGCCGGGACCCTACTCATCCAGTTAGGAAGCGACTCACTTCCTGCATCGGGTACCGTTACCTCCGTCAAGGCTGTGACCTTCCAGACCGCCTTCTCAGCAGCTCCGTATGCTATTGCCATTGCTCAGGGAAATAGTCAGCCTGCTGGACCCGTGGTCATGTACCAAACGAGTGCGCCTACGGTTACGGGAGCCTCTTTTACAGGGGATATCGCCGAAGGCAATGCAGGCGGCGCGAACTTCACGCAGCCGGCGCCGTTTCAGTACATCGCCATAGGCACTAAGTGAGTTGAATACACCTCAGCTACCTAAGCAAAGCGCTCCGGCTGTCTTTGTCGGCGGCCCTACTTCGGGCACATTTCGCCCGGAGTTTTATCGTGCTTTGCAAGGTGTTATTAGCTCATTGGTTCAGGCCATTGAACTGGCTACAGGTAATTCCTCTCAGATTGATGCTGTATTGCAACATATACAGGTGCTTCAAGCGGAACTTGGAACATTGTTCTCATCCAACGGGAATGGTTTCCTAGCAAGGAACAACGGCAATTTCTCGCTTCATACGATTACCGGTCAAGCAGGAAACGTCACTGTTCTGAATGGGAATGGCGCTGGCGGTGACCCTCTTATCAACCTAGCGACGGTGACTCAGGCCAATACAGGGACATTGCGAGCCATCACGCTAGACACCTTTGGTCGGGTTGTAGGCAACCGAGATGCGACCATTACGGGTACGTCCGCGCGGATTACTGTCACTAATGGCAATGCCTCGGCAGGTGTTCCGACGATTGATATCGCCTCGACCTATATCGGTCAGACGTCGATCACGACCCTGGGAACGATTACGACAGGCGTATGGAATGGGACGGTCATCACAGCCCCATTTGGCGGCACAGGGCAGTCATCCTATGTTGTTGGCGACCTTCTCTATGCCTCAGCGACGAACGCGCTTAGTCGGCTTGCTGCCGTGGCTGCGGGAAATGTCCTACGCTCTGGCGGCGTTGGCGTGGCCCCAGCCTGGGGTAAGGTCAGCCTAACGACCGATATCTCTGGAACGCTCCCTATAGCCAATGGAGGCACCGGACAGACGACAGCATCTACAGCCTTTGATGCCCTATCGCCGACTACGACGAACGGGGACATCATCTACCGAAATGCCACGACCAATACGCGTCTTGGCGTTGGCGCGACAGGTCAAGTACTCACTGTCGTAGCAGGCGTCCCCGCATGGACTAGCCCTACAACGGGGGCTATCGTTCTCTTTGCCGATATCGCTCCGGCGACGGCTGGACTTATGGCGGGAACATGGTGGATAAATACTTCTAACGGTAAGATCTATACACTATATATCGACGTAGATACCACACAGTGGGTGGAGTTCGGCGAAGTTCCTGTTACGTATAATGTCCCGGTTGATGGAGGTACATTTGCCGATACCTACGTGGGATCGCCCTATTCATTTGACGGAGGTTCGTTCTAATGGCGACGAAGATTCAGATACGCCGAGGAACGACGACTCAGCGTCAGGCGATCACCCTAGATAGCGGCGAGCTTGGCTTCGATCAGACGCAGAAGCAGCTTTATATCGGTGACGGAACGACAGCCGGGGGCATCCCTGTCAATGCGGTTAGTCAGGGATATATCGATGGACTTAAGATGATATGGGTTTCCACCACGGCTGTTTCATTCAGCTCTGGTGCAGCCTATGTCCAAGGTGTTGGTGGGGTCGTCAATCTAGCCTCTCAATTTAATCTTACCGGTCTATCCTTGACTGCATCGACGTTTTATAACGCCTATCTTTTTCTATCAGCTGGTGTTCCTACCATAGAACTTGTCACTACAGCTCCCGCAACAGCCTTCTATGGAACAGCTAGATCTAAGACGGGAGATACAAGCAGGAGATATATAGGAAGTATACTTACCGATGGATCAGGTCTTGTACTTCAATTCGCTCATGACCAAGAATCGGGTAAAATTTCAATTTCTGGGAATCCCAATGGATCTATCGTAGCTTCCTTTACAAGCACCACATGGGTATCTGCGACAACATCAGCAGTTGCTCCAACTACAGCAACTTACATCACAGTGAGAATAGCTACGAGCGCTACGACTGGTCCTGCTCTCTTGGCAGGATGGATTACGAATACAAATTGGTGTGCAGCCCAGACGCCGGGTACAGCAGTAATTGATTTTCCTAATACAGGAAATCTCTATTTTGAATGGAATTCTGCACCATCTGGCGGCAACGGATCAGCTACCGGAATCGGATATATCTACGCGAGGTAATGAAAATGACAGGTTATGCACTTTCGCAGAATGAAGATGGATCATGGACTTATCGAGCTGTCCTAGAAGATTGGGTATTAAACCAAGGCGAGACGTTTTACCCATCCACGGATGACTTTCCCCAAGAAGCAAAAGATTGGTTTCAAGCCCATCCTAATCCCTAATGCCATTTAACTTCCCAACGGCGACAACGCTAGGCCAGACCTTTACTTCCGGCGGAAGGACATGGGTTGTCACTAGCGTTACGCCGCCATCATGGGACTTGCAAGGAATTACGTCGGACCCGGCCGGCACGTCTAGTCCGTTTAAGCTAGCGACCTACCTTAAAACGGCAGTTCCAAGCGCTTCAACGTATCAATGGTGTCTGATCATCGTCACAGACCTTACAGGTGGCGCAGAACCATGTTTTAGCGATGGCACGAACTGGCGTCGCTGTTCCGACCGATCAATCATTTCATAAAGGAAGTGTCATGGCAGACCCTACAGATTCACAGATATCAGATCTTGCGCTTTCCGTAGACGTAGGTGGTTTGACGGCTATATGTGGCCCTGGCGTGTGCTACTTGCCCGGGACAAGCCGTCTTTCGACGGATGTATCCATTACGGCAGCTATTTCGGGTCTAACGCCCAACTCGTGGGTCCATGCCTATGGCTGGATGGATTCGAGCTTCGTCATGCAGCTTGAGATATCGGCTACGTCCCCTGATGTTCCCTATCAAGGAACGGCCCGCTGCAAGCTAGGCGATACGACACGGCGTTATCTAGGATCGTATCGCGTCAATGCATCTGGTGCGCTTCTTCCCATCCTTCATCGCGCGCCAGGGTCTAAGGGAAACCGCGTCTACTATTATTCCACCAATGGTATCGCGGACGCTAACTATACGATCCTAAGTGGCATCACGACCCAGACGGCAACGCTTACCTCAGCCGCAGCGCAAGTCCCACTTACGGCACGCGTGCTGCTTGGCTTCGTTGACAACACTGCGGCACTACTCGGCACGCCCTTCTATATCGGCGACCCCGATCTAGGCACGGTAAGCTCGACCAATTATCAGGTCTACCAGCGACTCGGAAGTGCAAGCCATGATATCTTGCTTAACGCATCGCAGCAGTTTAGTTATATGTTCGGTGCTGGCCTTTCGCTGGGCGGTACGGCTTCGGTCAAAGCACGTGGCTACGCGTACGACAGGTGATCTATGAATGATTCTTTCGCCACGTTAGTTGCAGCTCTACTACCTATAGGTGTGGCAGGCTTGGTTGGTTGGTTGGTCAAGATCAACATAGACTTGAACAAATTCAAGCTGCATGTGGCAGAGGAGTACGTTCGCCGTGACTCTTTAAAGGACTCTCTCAAGGAAATCAGGGACGAAATGCACGCCATACGCTCCGTCATCTTCGATATTGCCGGCAAAGTCGGCGTGAATCCTAGGAGGTAGTCGATGGATCTGGAACAGGGGGATATTGAGAAATTCCAAGAAGCCATCAACAAGTTCGGACTTTTGATGGATAAACTACCAAACGGTAGCTCGAATTCAGAGATTCACATCAATGCAGGCGGTATCGGTATCTGGCTATGCACTACGGCCTGTTTCGTCATGCTTGCATGTATGGTAGTAGGTGGCGTGGTGGGTAGTGTTTGGGTAGGTCGAGAATTCAGCCGGGTCGATGCTGTCCTGAAAGATCGAAAGGACGAAAATGACTCCATGAAGTCCTATCTTTCAGCCATCTATATACAAGCTCCACAGTTAAAACCCAAAGAGGAAAAAGACCATGGCAACTGATCCGATCATCATTCTTACCCCCAAGCCGCATCCGAATTCACAGGTCAGCCAGACTCAACTTGGCTGGACGGTCCAGCAGCCTGATGGCTCTGCCGCAGGTTGTGGTTGGGAATCCTTTGGCGCTGCCAGTGAGTGGCTTGCTGAAGCTCTGAAAGAGGACTGAATCATGAAGCTGCGAGAACTTATCGTCGCCGACGTTTCTGCCGTATGGAAGCAATGGAGCACGTATGTTCTCACAGCTCTGGTTGCCTTTCCTAGCGCTTATGACGCCATTGCAGCTATGGGATGGATGGATCAGTTGCCGGAGCCGGCTCGGTGGTCCATACGCGGCCTAGCGACGGCTGGTATCCTAGCTAAGCACTATCGTCAGGGCTGGTGGAAACAGGACAAAACTAATGTCTGACTGGAAAGGCACCGCAATCGAACTCATCAAGAAGTTCGAAGGTCTAAGGCTTGAGGCTTATCCTGATCCTGCGTCAGGTGGCGATCCATGGACTATTGGCTATGGCGCTACCGGACCAGAAATCCAGAAAGGCACCGTATGGACGCAAGATCAGGCCGATGCCGATCTTAGCCAGCGAATAGAGCAGCTTGGTCGGCAGGTAGATGTCAACGTTTTCATCCCCATCACGGACAACCAGAAGGCTGCTTTGGTCTCCTTCGCCTATAACGTAGGCATCAACGCATTGGTTAGCTCGACGCTTCTCAAGCTCGTGAATCAAGACGACATGCATGGCGCTGCCGATGAATTCCCGAAATGGATACATGCGGCAGGAAAGGTCATGTCCGGATTAGTCGCTAGGCGAGCCGCTGAGCAGGCTACTTTCTTGGAGGGCCTATGATCGTCCTATGGGAAAAGATCAAGACATGGATCATTGCCCTTGGCAGCATTATCGTCACTATCGCCGGATTCTGGCTGTATGGCCGTGAGCAGGGCAAGAAGGATCAGAAGCAAGCCGAGGCTATCGAAGCGTCCGAACAGACTCAGAAGGCTCAAGAGACGCGTTCTGAGGTCAACCAAGAGGTGCAGAAGCTTCCCGATGCGCCTGCACAGAAGCTCGATACGCCGATCAAAGGCACCGCTGCCGAGGAGCTTAGTCCATGGCTTCGAGACTAAAGACCAATTTGCGTGGTTGCGCAATATGGTTAGCTTTGAGCGTACTATGCGCCTGCAAGCCAGTCGTCAAGGTCGATGTATGTCAAGGCTGGCAACCGATCTATCCGAGCCGCCAGGATGTTCTAACCGATGGCACGGCGAAGCAGGTTTTGGCGCATGACCAATATGGACTAAAGATGGGATGTTGGAAGATCCCAAAGAAAAACCCCTCTAAGTGAGGGCTTCATCTATGGCGCGATCAAGATCATCACCGCCAAATAGACTTTCCGAGATATCTCTCGTACGTAGATCATTTAAGGGAATATCTCCACGAATTGCTCGATATCGATTAGCATCCGCATCCCGAGCCGCATCGGGCTGAGTGAGCGTATCCACTGAATTTAGAGAAGCGGTGAAGTCAAGAAGTCCCGGAAGAATAGAATTCACGTATTTAGCAATTACAACTAGTGGGAATCTAGCTGCCAACTCTCCTATAACGCGAGCAGGATCAGTGTAATGTGCATTGATAATGATATTTTCCGTATCATCTTCTGGCGGCTGCGGCGCGGCTTCGAGCATGACTTTCCAGTCATCATCTGCCGTAGATCCTGATTTCGTCCACCAAGCTTGGCGCATCTCTTCAGTCGCCACCACCGGCACAAGCCGCCACTCGTTCTCGTTGTAACAAACTGTCTTCATCACGCAATCTCCGACCACGTCTGCCCAAGGCGTATCCTTGTGATACTTCTCTTAGTAACGCCATAAATAGTTGATAGATGACCATTTGTTTCCATCGAAGAGCGGATAGCACGTACATCTTCTTCTGTAAGTACCCCGTATCCTCTTGGTCCTGTTCTTGTGTATCTAGCTACTCGGTTCTTTTTTACCTTGTCGTCAGAGTTTTCTTTGTGGGTACCTAGGAACAGATGGCTTGGGTTTACACATGGAGGAGTATCGCATTTGTGGCATACGATCATACCATCTGGTATTTCTCCAACGAATAACTTATAGAACTCACGGTGCACAAAGCAGTGGTTCTTTCCATTACTGGCGTATCTTGCATACTTCTTATCAGTCCAATTACCTAACCATATCCAACAGCCTGTCTCTGTTACAGGTATATAGTTAGACATGAAGTAGTCAGACCTACCCATCTCACTCCCCCTTGCCGTCGTGCGCGGCGATGAGCTGTTCGAGGGTTTCCAAAAGGAACTCCATCTCAGGCTTCCAAGCTAGCGGCGGGTCTTCGACATTCGCTCGCATGGCTTTAGCGAATTCCTTCACCATCCCTACCGGCACGCTCGGCTGCGCAGGTTGTGCATCGTGCGAGCGATCGTGCTCGATGGCCTTATTTGGGTCGGCTGTTCGCCAGTTCGGCCAGGTTCGACCCTCGTTCTTTATTTGCTTGGCAACTAGGGCCTCGATGATCTCGTGTGGTTGCGCGCCTGAGCGCCATGCGCCGTCCAGAGCAAGAATGACAACGTCGATCCATTCCTTTAGGTCACCTGGGTCTGCCTCGATTTCGCAAAGCTCTTTGCGAATGTGATCGACTACGCCTTGCGCACGAGAACCCGGACCAAACGTTTTTACAGACCAGTCTCGCTGGCGACACAGATGGGTAGCGAAGTTGAAATGAACCACCGGCTCTTGCTGCGAGCGGGCGGCTTGCCAGCCTTCCCAAGCACCTTGCGTTTTCGGATCAACGAAAGCTGCGAGGCCTTCGTTCAAATGGTCTCGCAAATCAAGATGCGCGAACGCCGCCACAAACAGCTTCCGCTCCGCTTCCAGTTGTTCGCTTCTCATTTCTCGCTCCCGGTGGCTTTGGCGATGGCTTCCCGCGCTAGTTGCCCATCGACTGACCTGTCGCTATGGCGTTCGGCTATCTTCTGCAATGCCTCAAGAAGATCGGGCGCAGCGGTGATGAGGCGTGCGTCTGGATGGTCGATATCAGCGCACCAATGCGCGTGGTGTTCTCGACCTTCGAAAGGTATTACCCAGCCACGATATTCATGCGGGGCGTACATGGTATTGAATTCGTCGCCGACAATTGCACTATTGAATCTAGGAGCGGAACTACTCATTCCCCATCGCTTGAAATCCATGACTGTTTTATCGAATAAGGGTCGGCCTCCAACTAGTTCTATGCGCTTCCCATCAAGCGCGACTTCCCATCGCCACGGTCCAGGCGTATGCGCGCTCATTTCTTCACCTTGGCTAGGATTTCTTGGCGGCAGGCGTTGTAGCCTCCGTCATATATGGCGGCTTCATATTGCTCAGATCGAGATTCATCGGCATATAGGAAACCTTTTCTCTCGGTAGGCACCAACCCCTGCACCACCAACGGTATCGCGGCTTGGAGGGTCTCGCGCATGGCAATAGCCAACGTATCGAACTCATAGTCCCGTGACTTTTTGAATGCCTTTACAGCAACCTCCACAACCTCGTCGCTAATTTCCACGGCGGTCTCCTTCTTTGTATGCGGTAATGAGCAGGCGACAAAGTCTCCGAAACATGACATCGGATCGAGGCAAGTCCATCCAGGTAAATCCTGGCGATGTCATCTGACCAAACTCACCTTCGTACTCGGGACGTTCGTTAGGGTATTTAGTCCGAAGTATCTTCCTTGCATCGCTGTAAACAGCGCCCTTCAAGGTCATGAATCGTCTTCCTGACATCGAAGACCGGTAGACAACGCGCTGTTCGGCTTCAATTGCCATCACTCACTCCCAAAAGCTTGAGGTCGATATGTTTGCATTGAATGCACGCGTAGTGGAATGGATCGTTCTTAGCCAATATCCATCCATCTTTATGGATATCTTTCCGCTGCCCAATTGCGCCGCAGTATTTGCACTCAATATTCGTTAGGATCAGGCACATAGTACCCATTCTCCGCAGCGCGTCGCTGTATGAACTGGTAGAAGTCAGAGAACTCGGAAGTCGTCATGGTCGAGCTACGTTTGATGGGAACCTTGCGCTTCTGGCCCATAACTTCGACAACTTCCCATCCGCCGTATTCCCCCTTGAAGTAACAATGTAAGTCTTCTGGATCATTGCCAGTGGCTTCATGCAGGGCTTTGTAGGCAACGCCAAACAGTGCTCGATTCTGCTGAATACTTCGATTCTTCCGGTACTGACCTACCGTGACCTTGACCTTCTTCCCCGCCAACACCGTTCGCATAATATGCGCTATGCTTTCGACGGTTTCAACACGTTCGGATAGGTTTTCGGATAGTACGAAAGACCTAGTTTCGGAAGACATGACTAGCCCTCTTTTGATTCCTCACCATGACTATCCTTGAACTTAGGCATTTCTTCCTTGAGCCACTTGCGTTCGTCCGTCGTGAAGCAACCACCCTTCGAAGGTGCTAGCCAAAGCTTGCGCTGCTCGTCCTGGGTAAGCTCAAACCATGCCTCGGCAATGGCATAGCCATCGGGCTCATCGGCTAATAAGTGATCCTTGATCGTCTGGACGGTTCTCCAGTTACGACCCACGGCCGCCTGATGATCATTAAGATAGCGAGCGTTCTTTTCTTCCTCGGACTCCTCGCGACCATCGAAAGTATCGACCGATGCGCTGTTACCGTCATCATCCTCATCGGCCTCGACAACATCAAAGATCATCTTGAGAAGATATCGACGGCCATAGCTCGTAGCCGACCCGTAAGCATGTGTACGGGTCATTACATCATTACCTTTTGGTCCCTTGCCATCGCAAGGCATATCGACCTTGTAGGTTCTTGTATGGCCATCTGCGTGGCTTACATAGCACAGGAAGCGAACCTCTAACGGATTGATCGGCTCGCCAGTATCAAAGCTCAGTGAGAAACCATGCCTAATGTAGATCGGACGCAATGCCGAATTCATCTTTCCGTAAGTCACATAGGAGCTGCTGGTCTGGCGGTTCTGCTTGTCCCATCCAATAGCCTTAACCTCAGACTGTGCCGCATTCATGGCATTGTTAAACGCCTGTTCAGCTCGCTTAGCATCCATCTCGCGCTTCATGGCAATGATGCGCTCCATCTTCTCGATGTCGATGGATGGATCGGATGATGCTCGTGAGATAAGCGCCAAGAGCGAAAGTGACTCATCCTTCCCATTGTCTTGGATTGTCTGTAGCTCAGTCACGATTATTCCTTATGCCTGAGAAAGAAGTTCGAGAAGATCAGCGGCCTCTTGCTTCCACGCCGCCGACTCCGCCGACCACGCCGCCGACTCCGCCGACCTCGCCGCCGACCACGCCGACCACGCCGCCGACCTCGCCGCCGACTCCGCCGCCGATTCCGCCGACCTCGCCGCCGACTCCGCCGCCGACCTCGCCGCCGACCACGCCGCCGACTCCGCCGCCGACCTCGCCGCCGACCACGCCGACCACGCCGCCGACCTCGCCGCCGACGCCGCCGACTCCGCCGACCACGCCGCCGACTCCGCCGCTTCGATATCACACGTATTGCCGCCAATCTCGGCTTCATGGCAGCGACGGACTTGCTGCAATACAGCTATGACCTGATTCACGACCGAATCGATTGCATCGCCATGCTTA